TTCTCAATTGAATTGTTATAGATTGCCCAAATTTTATCATCATTGTAATCAGGAAATTCTTCTGACAGTTTCAAAGCCACATCTTCATCAAAGAAGTTATCAATCATACAATGCTTGAATGGCTTACCTGCATGGTATTGTTTAATCAAAGCATCATAATTGAATTCATTAATCATGGATATTTCCTAACTGTAATATGTCTGTTCAAAATGTTGTGTAATGAAAACAACCTTTCGATTACAAACGAAAAATATGGTACAAAGTGTCCATTATATTGCTGACCTTCTTTGTATATGTAGCAGATCATAGACTCATCTTCTTCACAGTATCTGAGACATTTATCAATAAAATCAAGATAACTGACCCAAAATTTACTATTGCCTATGAAGTAGTTGCAAGTACCAAAATCGTTTGGTAGATATCTATATTGCTCTACTTGCATGTCGATACCTAGTTTGTAAAATAGTTTTTGTGCAAAGTCCAACATACCAGGATGCCATCTATCACCTTGCACCCATAGGTTAGGATACTCACCTGCTAAATGTGCGAATGGATCCAAGTGATATACATCATAACCTGGATTCTGCATTATCCATTCTTTGAACTGTATCGGCCGAACATCAGTTTTCTGTGACCATCTCCATGACAAAAGACCCCAATGTGCATCAGAGTCTCGGTGTTCATCTAACAGTTTTCTCCATAATGGCAACTCTCTTAATTCTGGATGAGAGTTTTGTGTATTGTTATATGGAATGAAAGCAGGGTCTAATTCTTTTACTTGGTCTTCAAGATAGTATGATTGGTATATTTTTAGATTCATCTCACCATGTCTTCAATAATAGATTTCATATCATATTTCGGTTCGTAACCAAGAGCCTTCAACTTATCATTCTTCATCCATTGACTATGCACTTGGACTATTCTATGAAATTCAGGCACTTCGATTGGTCGTAACTCACCTTCACCACCAATCAATTCTTTTGCATATTCAATCAGGTCTTTGAACAGTAGTGGTTCACCGTTGCTGACATTATAGATTGAATTTGTTTCACCCTTATCTAGTATGAGTTTAATCGCATCAACCGCATCGTTGACATGAATGTAATCACGGTACATATTGCCGCCATCATACACATTAACATCGTGACCAACTTTCAATTCATTAATCATATATTGTAATGCATTCTTCTGCGGTGATGCCTTGGTGTCTCCGTACCCTGCAACATTGGCTAGACGAATGATTCGATACTTAATATTGAATGTCTCGCAGAATGATACCAATAGTTGTTCTGCACACCGTTTAGTGATAGAATAGAACCCTGTTGGATTGCAGATTGATTCTTCAGTTGCCGGCATCTGTGTATTGCCGTATACAAACCAAGAACTGACAAAGTTAAATGTTCTGTCGGTGTATTTGAATTGATTCAAAACTTTCATCAACAAAATCAGATTGGTGTTGATATCAATATACGGATCAGTCTTGACATTGTAATTCGTAACTGTTGATATCATATACAAAGCATCTCTGTCTTTGTCTACTGTATGGTCATGCCTTTCTTTCACAATACAACCGGGGTTCTTGGCTACAAATGCAGAGCCAACAAACCCTCGACCACCAAATATCTGAAGACTCATAGTGCTTCTTTAATCTTTTCAATATCAGATTCAGAAATGAATAACTCAAAATGATTATATGAGATAGATTTTCCTTCTGTATCAAACGACTCTCTATGGAAAATTAAGTGCTTGACCTCAGAAGGGATTGTTGACTTCTTCTCAACAGTCAGTTTGTAGTTTTGTTTGTCAATGATTATCGCCATGACTTTAGTACCTCTTCAATATAGTTGAATACTGCATCATTCCAGAACGGTGGGCATCCCAAGATAAACACATGAGACAGAGCCTTATTGGACAGAGGATACTTAGTATGGTCATCCAGATGTTTAAATCCTGGATGTAGAAGAATGTTCCCTGCAAAGTAGTTTCTTGTTTGAATCTTCTTCTCTTCAAAGTATGCAACCAGTCTTTCTTTTCGTTCTTGTGTTTCACAGATAACTGGCACACCAAACCAAGAAGGATCGGCTTTAGGTAGAACATCAGGAATACGAACATCCAAATACTTTACAAGCAACGCAGCCAATCTCTTCTGGTGTTCTTGTCTCTTCTCATGGATGAAATCAAACTTCTCTAACTGTGCAACACCAATAGCACCTTGCATATCAAGTGGCTTCAGGTTGTATCCTGCATGAGTAAAGATATACTTGTGGTCAATAATACCATCATAACCTGGCAGCCATTGGTCAAAACGATTACCACAAGTACCACAAGGCAAGGTGTTGTTTGAGCCGATACAGTAACAGTCACGACCCCACCAGCTGATTGACCTTGCCATATCAATAAAGGCTGAATCGTTTGACGATATCATACCACCTTCACCTGTAGAGATATGATGTGCAGGATACAACGATGTAGTCCAGCAGTAGTATAAATCAGTAATCAGATTACCGTTCCATCTGGTGCCTAATGAATCGCAGTTATCACCAATCATTAGTATGTTGTGTCTCTTGCAGATATCAACCAGTTTGTCCATGTCTGGCGGATTGGCCATAACTGGTGATACAACAATACCTCTTGTTCGTGGTGTAATCTTCGATTCAATCAAACTTACATCAAAGTTAAGTGTGTTGAATTCAATATCTACAAACACCGGCTTGATGTTGTTTTGCATGAACGGTGCGATTGTAGTTGGAAAACCAACAGGCGAGAAAATAACTTCATCACCATCTTGCCAGCCGTGATACTTCTTCAATGCAGAAGCCATAACAAGGTTTGCAGAACTGCCTGAGTTTACCATGTGTGATTGTTTCACATTAAACTTCTTTGAGAAACGAATCTGAAACTTCTCACAGTTTTCTCCAGCAGTCACCCATTTGCCAGTTAGAAAAGACTTGAGTGCAAGTTCTATCTCTTGTTCATCCCACAATTGACCAGAGTATAGAACATAGTCTTTACCTGGTTGAAAGTTATCAAAGTTAGGAAGGTACTTCGGCTTTGCAAGTTTAGCTAACTCTTTAATTTTATCATCAATCATCAATATGTTTCCGTCATTCCAGTTGATGCCATAGTTCCTTGGCAATATATTTCATCAAATTCAATTAGATACTGTTTATCTATATGCTTGTAATGAGCATGTTCAGTATCAATACCATACTCATTCATCGAATTAAACATCTGCGGCAAAATATGATAGTAGTTATCTAACAATGATATGCACATAGAATACATGCGTGTAATCAATAGATGGTCAACATCAGCGGCAGCCATCGCATCTATTGGCAACCAAGTATACATTCTTTTCTTAAAGGTATACTTGCCGTATAGTGCAGGGTCATCGTAACGTGCAATATCAAACTTGTCGGTCAGGTTGGTTCTACCAGACATTTTATAGACCCTCTTAACACTTGACATTACTCTCATCAAATCAGGATTGCTTTTGAACAAAGATATCGTCTTGTGTAGAAGAACATTTTCTGCTTGTGACTTCAGACCAGCATTAGCAAGTGTTACTAAATCTCTATCTTGCTGAAACATGATGTTCAGATTGGAATACTTAGACAGTTGACCAAGAATAGAGTCATCAACATTATTCGGTGATGAATCAGTTAGAACGATGATTGCTTCAGGTACTTTCTCACGCAGAATTCTTAGTGTGTCTAAAGTTTGATTGATACGAGTTTCATAATCAAAAACACCCATAGTTGCATTGAGTGTAGATGTTACTATGAACAGGTGTTTATTCGGAGTAATGCTCATAGTTTTTTCTCATAGTATCAATCATCAAACTTTTAATGTCACAGTTAGGTTGCCAGCCAATCAATTTGTATGCCTTGTGAAATGAACCTAAGGCATACTTGTTGACCTCATGTTCAATAACACACCTTTGGAGTGGTTTATTTCCATCATGTAAGACATTATACTCTGACCAGTATGATTTGGCAGGTATAAATGTATGATTGATATCTTTGTTGAATGCCTCTTTTGACCACGAAACAATGTCTCTTACCGAAGTAAGTGTACCTGTGCAGAGGTTAAATGTTTGATTTAAGGCATTCTTGTGAGTCATACACAATTCAATCATTGTTACCACATCATCAACATGAACATAATCTCTCTGTTGTCTGCCGTCAGAATAGAAAACAGGATCACGACCATTCTTTATCTCACGCACAATATAGTTCACTAGAGGTGGTGATTTACGGTGTATGTCTTGCCGTGGGCCAAACACATTGAAGAATCGTAGTGTCGTTACATTCAAATCATAATTCACCATGTAACTATGAATAATATTCTCCATCAGTTTCTTAGATAGAGGGTACATTAATCGTGGATTTACTTCGATGTGTTCTTTGAATGGTGCTTCTGTCTTATGATTGTTTTCATAGATTGCAGAGGTACTTGCTACGATGGTGTGAATGCCAAATTGCCTTGCAGCATCTAGAACCGATGCAGTACCCGCAACATTAACACTCATACATTCATATGGATCCGATTCTGCAACTGGTAGTGCAGTTATTGCAGCAAGGTGAATTATCTTTTCAATGTTTTCACCATAAATGATATCAATCATTTTTTTGGTGTCTCTAATGTCTTCTCTAAAAAACTTATGAAATACAGGCCTGTTATTCTCAAATAGATTGTCCATGTATCCATTATTTAAATTATCTACCGCATAAACTTTATGTCCTTTGTTTGTCAGCAACATCGACAAAGTAGAACCTATGCCGCCAGCAGCACCTGTAATCATAATCTTCAAATCATATCTCCTAGATTATCAGAGTCACGAACAAGGTTGACTGCGATAGCCGATGGGTATGGATTGCTGGATGCAAAATCATTAATCAGAATTCTTTTTGCATGATGTATACCCATCACAAGATTGTAATCGGTGAACCCTAATTCTTGCAACATCTTTCGAGTTACAGATTCATGTTTCCATGGTCTTGCTGTGCAGAAAGTAATTTGACAACCACGGTCTAATTCTGCTTTCAACTTTGCAACATTATCATACAGCGGTGTATATGTTTCATACTCATTGCTGTTCTCAACGATAGTACCATCAATGTCACAGAAGTATGCTGGCTTGTTATTGTATTCAAACCAATCGTCTGCAACACCAACATCAATAAAGTTTTCAACCTCACTCTCAAAGAACATAGTGCCATTTGATATCATGTAGTCAATTACATTCGACACAAATATCTCTGAAGTCTCGTTCTTTCTTATCTCTTGAAATGCCTTATAGAATTGATTAGCACTTTCAAACTGATACCCACCAACACAGAAATGATTGCTGACGATTTGCTTCTCAACAACAGTATTGATGATGCCTTGGTCATTTGTAATCGTATAACTCTTTGCTGCTGCGGTACGAATCTTTGGATGTTTCGACAACTTTGCAACATAGATTATATTGCCTTCAACTTCTTGCGTATCATAGAACCCATCACAGTCTTTGACTAGAATAGGAGAGTTTGCGGAGATACGACCACGAAGAATTGCCTGTGCAACCGTGTGAGCAGGACCCTCTGTTGGTTGTTCAAGTATAATGATATCAGCCTTATGACCAAAGACTTCTTCTAGTTTCTTTCGTGCATTATATTTCTCATCATGTTCTTTCAGTATAACGATTGTGACACGATGTTTACCAATGTAATTCTTGGCCGCATTTTCAATCATCATTCTGTTGGCATAATCAGACAACAGATACTTTGGGCGCATATTTGGAAATCTAGACGATGCTCCCGCGCAAGGTAGTATTACTTCCATAATTTTCTTATCTCATTTTGTATAAAAGTTTTATCACTATAGTTCATTGTATACGGCAAAACACGCAACAACATCAGTATCAATAGGTAGTCATTGTCAAAATGTTCAACATCAGCAAATGCTTCACTAATCATTTTCAATTTTGTTGTGTAGTATACACTTTCGTTGCGAATGAACCAACCACACTCCAAGTCTTGTCTCAACTTAGCCAAATCAAAGATATACGAATCATACTCACTTGTTAATGGATCAATTAGAACGAATGATTCATCCGACATTCGATACAATACATTATCTAGTGTTAAGTCTCCGTGATACTCTGATGATGGCAGATTCTTTGGTAACTTAGCTATCAATTGATCTTTAGTAAACGGTAAAATATAATTCTCAAAAGGAAACGCAGCAAGTTTACTCTCATAGATTGGAGTATAATCTTTCTCAATCGTATTCTTAGACAACTCATCAATCGTATGCTTCAAAAACGAAATCAACTCTTTCATATTATGCAGAGCAAAATATGTTTTCATATCATAATTGGAAATATATTCCATATCATATGAATTGCCATAGACATTCAACACCTTTGGTAACTGAATGTCCAATCTTGCAAGTGAATCAAGTCTCTCTAAGTTTCGACTGACATTACCTGTCTTGCGAACAAATGTTTGACCATCATCTTTTAGTATCTCAACCTTACTCATGGAGTGACCTTTTAAATTTCGTATTACTTTTGCCAATTGTCAAAGTCTTCTCTAATAAGCGAGTGCCAAGTTCCATTGTGTGGACCAGGTGGAAACGGATGGTTCAAATCACAATATACAAGGTTCTCACCAACAAGGCCGTGCATCTTCCAGTTTAGACTCATCATATCTTCACACATCATTTGTGAACCAGCATCATAGAATTCATCTATATGATTAAATGTATCTGCATACTTGTCCATGTTTTCTGATGATGAGAATGCAAACTGGTCATTACCAAAATCACGACCAGGTGTCATACGACAATTTGGAATATACAACTTAGTATTGTCTAGTGTATCGAAAGGTATACGAACATTGATTGCAAAGTCATAACGAGAACGAATGACCCAATCAAACTTTTCACCTGTAGATTTCTCATGCGCTGTCTTCATCTGATTGCATTTCATGATTGCATACAGTTGATTATATGTTGCACGAGCTGGATCTTTTACCTTCCAGTTTGGCTGAGGTGGTGGTACTCTAGTATACTTTGATAGGTCATTCGTCAAGGCTTTCTCAATCATAAATGGTGCGGTGTTATACCTCAACGCAGCAAAGTGTGCCTCATGGCATTCCCATGAATGACAGAAAATCTCTACATCATTACCATCTAGTATGTTTCGTTTGACAAACTCATAACCTTTCTCAACACTACGAGGTTGACCCGACAAACAAAGTGCTATCTTACTCATTAAATTTTGCCTCAATAATTGGACGCCACTCTGGTACTCTATCATATTGATGAACAATAGTAAAGTCTTTTCCTTTGGAGTTCGTAACTTTACCGTCAATAAATCGAGGTGAAGGTTCCAATAAATGAGGTTTGAATTGTTCCAACTTACTTGGGTCGGCGGTAGTGCCTAACTGGCATGCCCATGCATCTTCTGACCTGCAATAAACACTTGTTGATAGGTAAGGTTCTTGTGAAATCATAAAGTTGAATGTAGATTGGTCAACGATAGCAATTGGTCTATTGACAGACATAGCAAAAATCATTGCAGCCAAGTCACGCATACATTCACCTCGACCAGCAAGAACACCCACATTGAAAATTTCATTCTCTTTAAACAGGTTGTGAAAGAATGGACCAAAGGTTTCTAACAGGTTCTGATTGCCCCATGGTTCATCTTTATACAAAATACTTTCAGAAGCAAACATAAGGTTTTTTGAACCCAATTCTTCTTCAAGAAATGTAGATGGGTTATGCTGGAAGATTACATCTTTCACATCGGTTGTAATAACATACCGATATTCTTTAGTGCTAAGATAATTGTAGATATGAATGAATCGTTCTACATGAACAGGTATATTGGACTGATAGTTGAACCGACTATGTTCTTCGTCCTTTTGACCTGGAAGTAATACTTGAAAACCTGCTTGAGTAAGCTTGTTTACAGTATCGAAAGAGATATTAAAGGCAACCATAACTTTGTCGCCTGTGAATCCCGATTTGTTGATTGAGTTAACCCAAAATTTAATTTTGTCCCAATCATAATTTGTACAGCATCCAATCACTAGGTCTTTCATAATGTTTCCAATCAGTTAAATAATTACTTATGTCGTTTATACTCTTTAAACCTGGCAATCTTTTGTCCTGGCGTCCCTTTAAGATAGTTATTCTTTAGTTCATCGGTTCCCCATTGCCCGCCACCGGCTTTCGGTAGAATGTCCTTCTCTACCTTTTCTCTTAACCTTTTTACAACTCGGATTATCATATCATCCTCTAGTTAGGTTCAGAATTTTTTGAATTTGTGCTTCAATTATTGGCTTGCGATTCGGCCATTTAATGATTGGCTGGTCTGCCGTCTTCAACAACTTAGTTAGAAATGGCAGAACAAGTTTCTCAACCTCTTGTAATCTGTCTTTATATTCTTGGACAGTATCTTCTTTCTCTGCGATAACAGAATTGTATTCTTCTTCATCGGTTGCGGTGAATCCAAAGTCATCATCACCGTATTCTTTCATTATCGCATTGATATCAAACTTAACATCTGCCATCATTTACTCCAGTTCTTGGCTGCATTGAAGTTAGCATGAGCAAACTCTAGTCTATCAATAAGTTTCACAGCATTACCTTTCAACTTATCTACTGCAACGAAACCTTCTGGATTCGTCACTTTGTAACCATCGTCTGTTCTAAGGAAAGAACCTGTAACCTGTTTCAGTTGTTGTAGTTTCTTCACAATCATATTCTTTGCATCAACAATCTGATTCATCAATTCAAATATGTTTTTAAGGTCATTAGTTGCACCACGGAAGAAACGCATAATCTCAGTCTTCTCTTTGACACGCTTCTGCTTTGTCTCAGCCTTCTTCGCATCAGCAACATCTTTATTTAGCTTCGCCTCAACCCATCGAATCAACTCTGCGGTGTGTGCTCTTGTGTCTTTAATCTTTAGACCTTCACGCACTTTGGTGTTGTTGAATGTTTTGATGTATGTCAGTATGATATCATTAATAGAGATACGATTGAGAGTTAGAGAATTAATTGATTGAAATGTTCTACCAGCAGTCGATAGAATACCGTTCAGTTCTTTAGTCTCTGCTTCGGTGAATGTTGCTGTGCCTGATGCATCAACAAAGTATGCATCACGGAACCAAACATCTTTTGTTGTGGTAAGATTTTTGATATCAATGTTGAATGATGCCTTCATATCAGAGAATGTCTTGCCTGTGTATGAAGTATGAAACACGATACCCATCTGAGCATTTCTCATATTCTGTGCTAGCTTAGAATCTGAAGGTACAGCATACACGATGGTATTTGGTTGAAATGTGATATAATCAACACCATCTATTGTCTTATCTTGTATGTCACCCTTCGCAAACATCATGTCTCCTTGCAGAACACCTTTGATGCCAAGTTTAGGCAGGTAACGCAAAGCAACTTTCAGTTTGGCATTCAGGCCTTCTGATGCATGGTTGTTGTCGATATCTTCTTCGGTGTAATTCAACTTAGGGTTCGCATTGAACACACCTTTAGTACCGACAAAGAATTTACCATTATCAGGATTGATGCCGCAGAATACAGCAGGCGCACCATCCCATTTCGTGGTTAGATTGACTCTTGATTCTGCATGACCTGCAAGCATATCTCTTAGAGACTGTAGAAAATTGATTGCATCACGAGCACCATTAGTGCCACGATTTAGAACCTCATCTTCGATGTGTTCTAGGTGAAGGTTCGCACCTTCTTTTTTTGATTCAGATAAGAATTGGGTGAATTTCATTTTAGTGTTTAAATTTATAATCACACATAATGTGTGTAGGGTATGTTATTCCGGCAGCTTTACTTCTAATGTTGAAATTTAATTCATATAATTTTGTTTCTAATTTTATATCAATTCTTTTTGCAGAACCACCCACTGGATATAAAATTGTTAAATTTGAACTTGTAATTGTTGAAGCTTCTTGTAAAAATTTCTCTGTCATAACAAACAAATGCACATTTTTTTTATCATCTAGGTGACACAAATAATAGTTATGACCAATAATTGTTTTTAAAAATCCTTGTAGCTCTGTTTTTCTATTGCCAGAAATAGGTATTTTTTCTTCATGCTTTGCGGCCGCAGTTTTTTTAATCATGTCAGATTTTTCTTTGTAGTTTACAAATACATCTCTAAATCTTTTAGCGTCAAGACCAAAAAGTTCTAGTATTGCTAGACCAGATTTTGTTTTAAACATACCACTTTCAAATTCATCATCTGGCCAAGCGCCTTTAGGGGGAAAAGTTCCACTACCTAATCCAGAATTAAAAAAAGTTACTGTATTGCCAAATTTAGCAGACAAGTCCAAAATTTTTGTTGCATTTCCATTTTTAACTTTTACTTTAACATCAGCTAAACCTGCACCAATATCTGTTGTTCTTGCTCCACCTTTCATGGAGCAATAAATTCCTTTTGTATCAAATTTTAATGGTCTAGGTGTATTTTCTTTTCCTGTAACTTCAACAGATACTACTTCACCACCTTTCAAAACAGTTTTTTCAAATTCTTTCATAAAATTTGGATATAAAAACCTGTTCGTGCCTTTAATTAATTCATTAAAATCTTTTTCTAAGTCATATTCAAATGCGGCACCTTTACTAGCACCAGCACCTTTTTTAGCAATCAATTTTGATATAATGAATACTGGAGAACCATCAAAAGAAATTTGTCCGCCAGTAGAATTTTTTTTAACAACTTCAAATTTTGGACCTTTTATATTGTAAAAATGAGGTAGAAGTTCCTTTTCAAAGAAATCTTTTCTACCTTTATCAGTATAGTCTTGACCCAATCTATTCTTCTGTGGTAAAAATATTATGAATTTTTTACCTGATCCAGATTTAGGACCTTCATAATATCCTGTTGCATTTTCTGTATCGGAAACACCTAAATCTTTCAATATCTTCGTTATATTTTGAACCGTTGCAATAGGTTTTGTGGCCATCCAATACTCCTATCAATTTAATGGAGTATTTATGCCTATCGAATTATATCAAGTACCTTATCACCGGTCCAAACTTCTTGTTCTGTGCGAATACGACCTTCAGTTTTCAGAGTTTCATATCGGTTGACAGCCTTCTTACGCCACCACTCTATGATATTGTTGAGTTCATGTTTCTCATAGTTCTCACCTGGTACCAGTTTTGTATCTTTTCCATTGACAAAATCAACCATGTTTTTGAATCCAAAGTCTGAAATGAAGTACCGTTTCTGTTCGTTCAGATTCTTGGCATTCTCAATCGTTGCATTAAACTTGGCACCCTCTGGTGTACCTTTCAAAGATATTTTGACCAAAGAAACGATGGCATTAGAAATCTTTAACTTACGGCTTGATGCATCTAGTGGAGCCAAAGGTTTCTCAATAATCTTCTCAACATAATCTTTCAGGTCGGTGTATGTCTTACCATGCAACATAGGAAGAAAATCACTATCAGTTAGACCTTTGAAACGAATCAGAGGTTTCATACCATCATACTGTGAGACTGCCTTTGAAGACCCATAAAGACTTGTAGTTTCAAACAGACAGGTTTCCATGTCATATTTACTGTTCAGTAAATAACGCACCTGGTGCGAACAACAGATTGCCGCAAGAAGTTTACCGCCAAGGTAATTGAAACCAAAAGGTTGTGATGGTACAATAACGAAACCCATGGCTGCACACATATTAAACCTCTGTGCGCCGCCTTCATGTTGTGTGAAGACTTGACCTAGCATTTCATTTCGTGGCTTACAATTAATCACAGGTGAACCAAGGCGAATGAAACCACACCACTTGTTGGTTTTCTTTTCAAGTATCGCAAGACGCAGACACCGACCAGGAATACTGGTCATGTTTGAATGTGACGATATCATATTCAGATAAGTGTCCCATCGTTCTTGTGGTAGTTCTACAAGTTCAAACTCCATGTCAGCAGGAGACATAGTGAAGTCAGAAAACAAATCTTCTTCTGGTCCCATGCCAAACAAAACAGGTGACCGTTCAGACATAGATGCCAGTTTCTGCTCACGCATATACTCATCTATACGACCAAACTTATCGAAGTATTCAGAGAATACCTCTGCACAATATATTGCCTGTTCTTTTGTTAATGTGCTCATAGGTAATGTAAGTAACCACCAATAATGTATTTTGATCCGCTAATCGGTTTCATGCCACTATGCGGGTGTGTCCAGAATGGAGGAAACACTAACAGTCGGCCTTGTTTTGCTTGAACAGTTCTTTCGACACGAGCACGCCGATGTTTTTGAAATGTTGTTTCACCACCGACATGAACATCATTCAAGTACCAAAAGAATACAAGAAATCTCCTTGCTGATGCATGATTACCAACGTCAGCATGAAATGCAAATTCATCCTTACCATTGGCTTCATACTTCTTCATTCTGAATTGTTCAAACCCTAATTGCTCAGGCCAGACCTTCTCATCAATATTGAAAATGTGTTTGTATTTTGGTAGATACAACTCCATCTTATCAAGCAGCAAGTTCTGAACATCACTCCATTTATCTGCACGCC